TGTATGTCGTTGGGCATCACACGCATTGGGGGAATCTCCTAATGCGGGTGAAGTCGTCATATGATCATCCAGATCATCATATGGCAACAACCCTCTGGAAGCGCCTAAGACACTTCTTAGAGGGTAAGCCCGATCCTACTTGGAACAAGAGGAAACGGGCCCGCCTTCTTTTGGACGAGGAACCTCGCTCAAAGAAGGCACGGTCAGATAGACTTATAGAAGTCTTAAAGACCGTTGACGGGATATTTATCCAAAGGTATTTGGCATATCCCGAAGAAATGTGGACTTGGTCGAGATTCGACTGGTTCACATTGAAGAACCTCGAGTACCTTATAGGTGACGAGTTTCTTGATGGGAGGATCACTGTGGATGCAGTGAACTATCCCACGACGTACGAAGCGCTGAAAACGCTTCGGAAGTCTTTCAAACAGGCGGCTCATATGAACCGTCTGGATGAATGGCTCAAGGAGGGAAAGAATTTCCCTACGCCTTGGGCCAAGCAGTTCCGCTCTGTAGCAGAGCGGGTTGCTGCTGAGACAGGACCTAGGAGGATTTTCCTCATAGGTCTCCTGTCCCAGACACGTGGGTGTGGTACACCCCCACCGTGTCTGGTCCTCCGATCGAAGTTGAAATTCCTCAACACCGTATCGGATGAGCCCAAGCCTGTGTCCGAAACACAGAGAACACTTTGGGCTCTCTCTCTTGACAGCATTTTAGAAATGCTGCCTCAAGAGGCATTTACTGGACTCGCGACTAAGGCGCGGGTAACAGTAACAACCTCCGCTTCTTGGGAAGAAACCCGAAGAGCAGGAGGAACGACCCAAGCTATAGCTAATATAGTACAACTTGGGTCGTACGGCCAGTTGGTCCCCATCGTGGATTTGGAAACTGGTCGAATTCTCCGGACAGCGTCAGCCGATGAGCTGACTCCGGGAGAATATATTTTCTGGGCATCATTATTGATGGTCCGAAAATATCCACTGAGTGATCTTACGAATGCGTATCTCACTACAGTGAAAGAGCCTGGGAAAGCCAGAACGGTTACCAAGGCTCGTGCCTGCCTAAAGGTCGTACTCGACCTTGTGAGCAGGATCTGTGCTCAACCCCTTAAGAAAGGGATTGAGTCCAGCACATCCGGGATGAGCAAAGCTCATCACGGATGGAACTTCTTTCTTGAGATGATGTCTCAAGAAATGAAGGACGATCTGTTCATGATTTGCAATCATGACCCGATCGAATATGGAGGGTACACCGAAGTGACCCAAACATATGAGCCTATCTATGTCGGTTCCACCGATTATAGCGAGGCTACTGACAAGATGTCCCATGCGTGGGCATCTATGGCAGCGGATCGGTGGATGCGCAAATGCGGCATACCATCGGTCCTCCGGAAGTTGGTACAAGCTACTTGTTTCCAACCCCGTAAAGTCTACTTTCAAGGCTCAGGTTGCCTGAGCGAAGTAGGCTACCCCGCACCGGAGTATGGCGAAGATACCCGGTACGTGGTTTTGAAAGTGGGTGTTCTAATGGGAGACCCACTTACAAAAGTAATCCTACACCTGACAAATGTTGCGGTGAGGGTTATGTCAGAGAACATACAGGATCCTGTATGGCTCTGGCGCGGCTTCACGAACCCCGCTGAGTTCGCCATGGCCGTTAGTACGGGCCTCCTTTCGAGGACACCCGTATCTAGTCCAATCACCCCGAGGCTACCCCGAGGCAATTGATTGGTCCCACCTTTCGGTGCGCTTAAGCACACTTACTAGGTTAGGTTTTTTAACCTAATCAGTCAAGAAATGGATCTTGCAACAGTTAGGGACACTACTCTACTCTCAATTGAGAGAAAAGCAATGTCGCACCACGAGGCCAAACTTGACCAAATGGTGCTATGGTTCAACAGAAGACTTAGTACAACTGTTGAACCACCGGGCATCTCCTCTTATATTAAGGGGACGATGCACGTGACGACGAAGCAGGCACCAAGTGCCTTGTTACTTCGGCGTACGGGGAATCCTTCCTTACTAAAATGTAAGGATGTTCTTAAGAGAGCAGGATTCCCATTGATTGCGTTCGGTTCCAAGGGAACCGCCACAATCCAAGATTTCTCCGCCTCGAGTATCTCGAGGGAGGAAATCTCATCATTAGGCTCCATTCTTGAGAGTCTAAATGATGAACTCATCGAACCTGTAGACGCAGATATCGATGAAGTTGTGGATGAGGAGCCCGAGGGCGAATCATCCACCCAGAAGGATAGTAAACATATACGAACCTTCTGTTACGAGGACCCGTGGAAAATCCACGCGGGCCGCGTATATTGTGAAGCGAAGGGAATCCCTCCGCCCGCAATAAAGGTCTGGCAAGGCGATGGACTTCGCCTGCAAGACCCAATCCCAGTACGGTGCTTAGGCCCCGACTGGGATGGATCGAAGAGAAACCGAATACGGTTCTCTGCGATCGCCTCAACTGACATCAAAATGTATGTCGTTGGGCATCACACGCATTGGGGGAATCTCCTAATGCGGGTGAAGTCGTCATATGATCATCCAGATCATCATATGGCAACA